AACCATTTTATAAATACTGCTGCAAAGATGATGGCTAATCAAATGCAGAGAGGTTTACTAGGATTTTTAGGTAAAGGTTTAGGGAGTGCTTTTAGTTTTGGTGGTTCTTTTAAAAACTTTGGAGGTACATCGATTGGTACAGCAGATCAATTTGTAGGGAAATCTTCTGCTATTGGCTTTGCAGCAAATGGTGGTCGTATTCCTGGTGGAAGGCCAACTGTTGTTGGAGAACGTGGGCCAGAGCTATTTACACCTGGGGTATCAGGAATGGTTACACCAAACCATGCTCTTGGTGGTTCGACAACTGTAGTCGTAAACGTAGATGCTTCTGGTTCTTCTGTTCAGGGTGATGAACAAGGAGGAAGAGAACTTGGTCGTCTTATTTCGGCTGCGATACAATCTGAATTAGTACAACAAAAAAGACCAGGAGGATTATTAGCATAATGGCTACATTTCCCCCAATAACACCTACATACGGGCAACGTAAAAGATCCGCACCAAAAACTAGAACAGTTCGTTTTGCAGACGGATATGAGCATAGAATTTTATTTGGATTAGCACAACATCAAAACCCGAAAGAGTTTAGTTTTACATTTGAAGTATCAGAAACAGACGCAGATACAATAGAAACTTTTCTCGATGCTCGTGCTAATGATAGTGCTAGTTTTACTTTTACCCCTCCAGGAGAGGCTTCGTCTTCTCAATTTGTTTGCGAAAATTGGAATAAATCAATTCCTTATAATAATAGAGCTACAATTCAAGCTACTTTTAGACAAGTATTCGAGCCAGGTACATAATGACAGTTAATCAAAAAATATTTACAGATTTACAAAAAATAAATCCATCTGCGATTATTGAATTATTTACACTTCAACTAAAAAATTCATTACATGGTGCAAATACAATTTACAGATTTCACGCTGGTAGTAACTTAAATGCAAATGGAGAGATCGTTTGGGACGGCAATAGTTACCTTAGATTTCCTGTACAAGCAACAGGTTTTGCTTTTCAAAGGGGTCAACTTCCTAGACCTAAACTAATGGTGAGTAATGCAACAAATCTAATATCAGCAATACTTTTGAGCGTTAATCAAACCACGGTGGGTAATGATCTTACAGGTGCTACAGTAACTAGAATTAGAACCTTAGCTAAATTTTTAGATGCCGTAAATTTCCCTGGAAATACAAATCCTTTTGGAACTCCTGATCCTAGTGCAGAATTTCCCCAAGAAATTTACTCTATAGATCGAAAAGCAGCCGAAAATAGAGAAATTGTTGAGTTTGAGCTTGCTGCACCAACTGATCTTGCTGGAGTACGTATTCCTGGTCGTCAATGCACTCGTTCAATTTTTCCAGCCGTGGGTACATTTGCAGGATGACTTGGAAAAACAAAGCACTACTTCATGCTCAAAGTGAAGATCCTAAAGAATCTTGTGGTTTACTTCTTAATGTAAAAGGTAAGGAAAGGTATTATCCTTGTCGTAATCTTTCAATAACAGACCATCAATGTTTCATACTTGACCCAGAGGATTATGTAAAAGCTGATAAGATAGGAGATATTGTAGGTGTAGTACATAGTCATCCGATAACTCCCCCAGCTCCAAGTCAAGCTGATAAAATAAGTTGCGAAAAAAGTAATCTTCCTTGGTACATTGTTAACCCAAAAACAGAGCAGTGGGCATATCTAGAACCCTGTGGTTACAAGCCACCTTTATTGGGTCGTCAGTGGGTATGGGGAATTACAGACTGTTGGAGTTTAGTTAGAGATTGGTATAAAGAAGAAAGGGGTATTCAGCTCAGAGATTGGGAACGACCACTGACACCAGAAGAATTTTTGAAAGATCCTATGTTTGAAAGATGTGCGTGGCGAACAGGTTTTAGGGAATTAAGGCCAGAAGAAAGTTTAAAAAATGGTGATCTATTATTTATGAGTATTCTTAACCCTGGGTTAAATCATGTAGCATTATTTTTTGATGGAGATGTTATTCATCATTTAACCGATAGACTATCTTGTAGAGAATCATATTCTGAATGGTTGCTAAAATGCACAGGAAAGAGGTTACGTTATGCTTCGTAAAATAAAACTGTATGGTGAACTGGCTAAATTTGTAGGCCATAAAGAATTTGAAGTTAAAGTAGATACAATTGGTAAAGCAATAAGTTTTTTAATTCATAATTTTCCTAATATAGAAAGTCATATGAGCCCTAGATATTATCAAGTAAAAGTTGGTAATTTTGATATAGATGAGACTGAAATAAACTATCCTATAGGTAATGAAGATATACACTTTATACCTGTAATTGAGGGAGCAGGAAAAGGGTTTGGAAAGGTTTTATTAGGAGCAGCTATGATAGGTCTTGCTATTGCAATGCCTGGAGCTGTATTTCAAGGTTTTGGCGGTTTTGGTGCAGCAGCAGGGTTTAGTGGATTTCAAGCAACAATTGGAAATATTGGTATAGCTTTAGTTTTATCTGGTGTATCTGATATGTTATTTCCCTTACCTCAACCTCAAAAATTTAATAGTGAAGAAGACCCACAAATATCGTTTGCTTTTTCTGGATTACAGAATACATCTAGAGCAGGAACTCCTGTTCCAATAGTTTACGGTGAAATTTTTACAGGTAGTGTTGTAATAAGTGCAGCAGTTGACACTAATCAGGTACAAGCATGACAGATGAACCAAAGATAATTAAAGGTGCTGGTGGTGGTGGTAATGATAAATCTCCTCCTCCTCCATATCGAGCCCCTGATACATTAAATAGCAGACAGTTTGCTACTGTTCAAGATTTAATATCTGAAGGTGAAATAGAGGGATTTGCCTCCGCATCAAAAGCACAGCTTACAAAAGGCACGGCTGCATACAAAAATGCAAGTTTAAAAGATGTTTTTCTTGATGACACTCCAATACTGAACTCAACCGCTTCTAATACTAATCCTGCTGATAAAGATTTTAACTTTAAAAATATAAATTTTAAATCTAGATTTGGAACTTCTAATCAAGCTAAATTAAGTGGTATTCCCTCTGAAACTAGATCACCTACAGGGGTTTCGGTAATCGTAACCACTTCAGCACCAGTTACTAGGCAGATTACAAATACTGATGTTGATGCTGTGATTGTTACCTTAACTTGGCCTCAAATACAAATTTTTCAAGATAATGGTGATATTGATGGAGATAAGGTAGAGTATAAAATACAAATTCAACATGATTCTGGTGGCTTTGTAGATAAAATCACATCTCAAGTTTTAGGAAGAACTGCTGATGCCTACTCTAGAGATCACAGAATAGAACTAACAAGTGGTTTTACCACCGTAGACATAAGAGTAGTTAGAATAACACCAGACAGTACAGTATCAACTAGAGTCAACGCTTTTCAATTTACAAGTTTCCAAGAGGTTATTGATAATTCTTCAACTTATCCTGACAGTGCCTATATGGCTCTCCGTTTTGATAGTAAGCAATTTAACCGTATTCCATCAAGAAAATATCGAATTAGAGGTGTAAAAGTAAGGATTCCAGGAGCAGGAGCATCTGGAACGGGCACTCCAACAGTTGATATTCAAACTGGAAGGATTATTTATCCGAGTGGTTACATTTTTAATGGAGTTATGGGTGCAGCTACTTATACTAATTGTCCAGCCATGTGTTTACTTGATTTACTTACAAACACTAGATATGGATTAGGAAATCACATAGTTGATAGCAATTTAGATTTATTCAGTTTTGTTGCTGCAAGTAAATACTCAAATGAGTTAGTTGATGATGGTCAAGGAGGTGTTGAAGCCAGATTTAGTTGTAATGTTAATATTCAAAGTCCTAAAGAAGCCTTTGCAGCAATTAATGAATTGTCTGGTGTTATGAGATGTATGCCAATATGGTCTGCTGGAGGAATTTCCTTATCTCAAGACAAACCTACGACTGCAAGTTATTTATTCAATTTAGCTAATGTAGGAGAAGCAGGATTTAATTATCAAGGTAGTAGTTTAAAAACTAGACATAGTGTTATTTCGGTAAGTTACTTCAACATGGATTCAAAAGAAGTAGACTTTGAAGTTATAGAAGATGCAACAGCTATAAGTAAATTTGGTTCAATTGTAAAACAAATAAAAGCATTTGCCTGTACCTCTAGAGGTCAAGCAGCAAGACTTGGTAAAGCAATTCTTTTTGCTGAACAAAATGAGAGCGAAACAATATCTTTTACGACCTCAATAGATTCGGGAGTTGTTGTAAGACCTGGTTCTGTCATACAGGTAAACGATCCAGTTAGGTCAGGAGTAAGAAGAGGTGGTCGTGTAGTTGCAGCTACAACTACGAGTATAACCATAGACGCAGAGGCTCAAACTTCTTTAACAACTACTGATAGTAACGGAAATATAAACTCAGCACCAGGTTTGGCTATCCAGCCTACAATCTCAGTAATTATGCCTGACGGTACGACAGAGACAAAAACCATTACAGCTAATTCATCAGGAGTTTTAACTTTATCGTCAGCTCTCTCAACAGCACCAAATGTAAATGCTCCTTTTGTTATTGCGAGTACAACGCTCCAAACACAGTTATTCAGAGTAATTCAAGTAGAGGAGCAAGATGGTATTAACTATGGAATCACTGCTTTAAGTTATGTAGAAGGTAAATATGATTTTATTGAAGATGGAACTCCAATTACTCCGAGAGTAGTATCTTTATTAAATCAACCCGCACCTCCTCCTAGTAGTTTAACAGTTACAGAAAAAACAATAGTTATTAATAATATAGCCAGAAGTAAATTAATAGTTGATTGGCAACCAGTTCCAGGTGTCACTCAATATTTAGTTAATTATAAATTCAACGATAGTAATTATGTTTCACAAGTCGTGTTTAGTTCTGACTTTGAATTGCTTGATACACCTATAGGTGAATATACATTTGAGGTTTTTTCTTACAGTGCTTCATTAGAAATTTCAACAAATCCAGCTAATATAATATTCACTGCTATTGGAAAAACTGCTGTACCAGAAGATGTATCTAATTTAACAATAGAGCCAATAAACGACCAATTTATAAGATTAAGGTTTACTCAAGCTACTGCTGTTGATGTCTTGCATGGTGGTCGTGTTTACGTAAGACATTCTAATTTAAACCTTAATTCTGCTTCTTTCCAAGCAGCACAAGATGTTATAGAAGCTGTACCTGGTAATGCTACAGAAGCAATCTGCCCAGCTTTGGCGGGTACTTATCTCGTCAAATTTCAAGATGATGGTGGTAGATTTAGTACTAATGAAGCAAAAGTGAATTTATCAGTTGTACAAATATTAGATGAGATAACTGTAAAAGAAGATAGAGAAGATACTGATAGTACACCTTATGGAGGAACTAAAACAAATGTAGTTTTTGATAGTTCTTTGGGTGGACTAAAGCTTATAAACCCTGTAAATAATTCAACTGGTACTTATGATTTTGTAGAAACTTTAGACTTAGGTGCTGTATTTTCTTTATCTCTCACAAGACATATGCAAGGAGTTGGTTTTTATGTTGGTGATGAATTTGATAATAGAACAGATCTAATAGATACATGGACTGATTTTGATGGTTCAGTAGCTAATGATGCAAACGCAAAGTTAGCTGTTCGTACTACAACAGATGACCCTAGTGCATCCCCAACTTATTCAGCATTTAACGATGTTGTTAATGGTACTTTTAAAGGTAGAGGATTTCAATTCAGATCAACATTAAGCACTAACGATACGGCTCAAAATGTTAATCTGCAACAGTTAGGTTATTTCGCAACATTAAAATCAAGGACAGAACAAAGTGCCGTAATAGCTTCTGGTGCTGGACCTAAAAATATTACATTTACAAATAAATTTTTTGTTGGTACTTCTGCTCTTGGTAATTTAAATAACTTTTTACCAGCAGTGTCAGTATCCCCACAGAATATGGGTACAGGTGATTTTTTTGAAATCACAAATGTTACTGGAAATGGATTTACAGTACACTTTAAAAATTCTAGTGGTGGTAGTATTGATAAGAACTTTACTTATAATGCTGTTGGTTTCGGCAAAGGAAGTTAAACTTAGTAAAAAAAGCGTTAAACTATGGCTGATGTAACAAATTATACAATAGAAAATGCTTCAGGAGCAAACGTCAGAACTGATTTAAACAATGTTTTTGCTGCAATACAATCTAGTAATTCAAAATCTTCAGATTTAATTACAAGTCAATGTGTAGCTGGTATGCACTTTTTAAACAGTAGTACAAATATTTTAAAAATAAGAAATTCATCAAACAATGCTTTTACTGAGATTGGAAATATAGATCAACCTAATTTAGGTCTTTTATCAAAATCTGGGGGCACTATGAATGGTGTTTTGGAGCTTGATGATTCTAACAGTGCAACTACACCAGCTTTAAGTTTTGATGGAGATGAAGATTTAGGTTTATTTAGAAAATCTGCAAATACTATGGGATTTAGTTCTTCTGGAACAGAAAGAATATTTTTTGATTCAAATGGAATTAATTTACCTGATGAAAACGAAGTAAGATTTCTTGAAGCGAGTTCTAATGGATCTAATTTTGTAGCTATAAAAGCTCCCGCCTCAGTAACACAAAATAGAACTATTACACTTCCTGATGAGTCAGGAACAATATTAACCTCATCTTCAACAATAAGTTCAAGTCAATTAACTGGAAGCGGTGCAGGAACAATAACAATCGGAACGACTGCTATTAACTTGGGTGCTGCTGCTACGACTATTGCAGGTTTATCTGAAATAAATGTAACAAGTATAAAAATAGATAGTATTTTTAACGCTGGAAGTGCAAATCAATCAACTGCTGACCAAATCTTTGAGGGTAGAGCTAAAAAATGGATTAATTTTGATGGTACTGGAGGCGGTACTACTAGAACGATAAGGGATGATTTTGGGATAACAAGTGTTACAGATCAAGGCACTGGACAGTATAAATTAAATTTTGACGGAGATATGGCAAACAATGACTATTCAATAGGAAGCACAGTTTTTAGAAATACTTCGAGTGGTAGGGTCTTGTTTCATTTTGACATACTTGGGACAATAGCAACAGATGAATTAGCTTTTACAATTTCTGCTGCAAATAACGTAGGAAATGTTGGTCTTACAGCACAAGATCCAAAGCATTGCCATATTCAAATTTTTGGCGATGAATAATAAATAAGATATACTAAAAGAAAAAAGTTATGCCAAATTCTGATAAAAGAATTGTATATATTGAAGATGATGGAAGTGTATCAGTCATTTGTCCATCAGATAACACGTCATTAACACTTGAAGAAATACAAGCTAAAGATGTACCTACAGGCAAAACAAGTTATATTGTAA